TCCATATTTGACCACCAGGGTCAACTCCAGCCATTCCGGCAGTCTTGCCGCTAGGCACCGTGAAATACACACAGGAGGGCTTCTGAACAGCGTCTAATAATGCTAAGGTAGAATCTACCCCATGACCTTCTTCGACCTCTCTACGGTCTTCTGGACGTAAATTAGAGGCCACCTCAATGGCAGCCTCTTTTGTGATTGGATGGATGTACTTAGACACGATTATAAAATTTACTTGTATAATCCCCTTCCCACGCCATTGAATACAATGTAGCAGGTGAAGGGTGGGTTGATTTTAATGTAATACTTAAGTTTTTATTTCGTTCATAAGTTGGTATTGTCTTCGTTATCTCATCATCAATTGCTACATTACTTAATAAATATTGATCAGAAATAGGAGCTTCCCATATCTCTGTATAATCTGGCTTACCTAAGCGATTTATAGTAGTAGAATAACTACCATTAGGACCAAAGTTTAATTTGATTCTATGTACAATTAATGATGCATTTGTATCTGCTTTTACTCTTTCATTCTCAGTTTGAGTGTAATATATAGTAGGAAGTTTAACTTGCATATCAAATAAATAACCTAATAGAACTGTTCTATCAGACCAATCACCTGAAACTTCTATGTTACTATTAACTATACTAGCTGTACTATATTTACCTACATAATCTGAAGTTGTATTATTATCATACAAACATATCTGTGCAGTAGTATTTTCATAACCACTCGGTTTTGCAAATGTAGTTTTATTTAGACCTTCATTATAAGCAGAAGCTGGTATAGTTACAGCAGATGCACTATCTAAATGGATACGGTAAATCTCATCATCAGTAGCATCAACAGTATTTTTATCATCAGTAACACTAGTAGTATCAGTATGCATTTTTACTGAGAATTTTTGTAGTGTATCTTTACCGTTATTCCTAACTACAATATATAATGCATCATCTAATATAGCATGATGTTGTATCGTACCTACAATTTCCCAGGTAAACCATGCTTGATGCAGTCGTTCATTACTGGCATTAAAATATCTAAATCCATATAAAGTAGAAGCATCTTTCTTACTAAAAAGTACAATACCATTCTCTCTTGAGTTAGACATTTTATTAACTTCTTTATCAAATAATTGACTAACAAGTTTTGTTTGATCTAAAACGTCAGGCTCACCTTCACGTAAAACTTTTGACATTTCCCAGAATCTAGAATACTGTCCTGCATTATCTAAGAATCCAATAGTAGTACCAAGAGAAATAGGATTAGTTTTATAATTAAAATTATAAGAAGCTAATGCATTTATTTTAACAGTTAATGGACTTAGTACATCACTATCTGTCGTCAACATAAATTGTTGATTTTTTGTTAGCAACACTAAACCAGAATTAACTTGTATTCCATCATAAACAATAGCTGGAAACTCAGAACTACAAGATACATCTATGTTATCTGTAGCTGTATGTGTGATAGCTGACTTAGGCCAAAAATTAAAGAACTCTCCAGGTTGAGACATATTAACATTTTCATCACTGAGCATGACCATTCTGTTTCTAAAGAACAGCATCTTGTTTATTGTTTTACCAATAAAAGATGGATTTGGAACTGTTATTTCACTGCCAACTAAACAGTTTTCCCAAGTAACTTGTTGTATTTTAAACCAACCATCAGCATGTGTTGTACCACTTGCATCTGCTGTTACAGTATCTTGACGTACTATCTGTATAGGCATAGTAGCTGGATCTAATGCAATCTTTCTTCCTGGTTCTGAACATTCTTCCCACACACCAGTACCATCTCTATCACCTTGACCAAAGAATTTTAAATAGTAATCATCTTCTTCAGCTATACTATTTGCTACCTTAACTATATAACCATGTTTACATTGTGTAGGTAGATCTGCTATATCCTCTATTGATCCAGTTAATACGTTTAACAATTCACCTACTGGAGAACTAATGTTAAATGTATCTGAAGATCTAGTAATATAAAGACCATTACCTATCTGTTCTACTGCATCGAAATTAGCACCAGCATCATTATCTATCTCAGTACGTATTGCACCAAGAATACTTTCAGCGGTTACTACAGTTTTAGTATCAAAAGATGTAGGTTCTGGTCTGATTAATCCCCTATTAGCTTGTACTTTAGAAACACTATGAGATGCAATAGTAATTTTATATTTTGCATTCTTTAACCATACATAGAAAATATCTCCTGTTCTCCAACCTTCACCACCATATAAAAGATCATGAGTTGTTGTATATCTAGATACATATTCTGGATCTCCATCATTACCTTGAGGTACTGACTGACCAGTTGTAGTTATACGAAAATAAAGATTTTTTCTTTCACTAGCTGATCCTCCATTTGGAGTTACTGTATATGTATGAGCTGTGTTATTGGCATCGGCTGCATTACCAGCAGTATTATGATCAACTGAAAATATTTTAGTCCCAACATTGGGATTCATATCATCATCATTGTTAAAATCTGTACTACTTGTATTACATCTAGTACTACCTGTTGATCCTGGCAGAGCTCCTGATGAAGGGAAGCTACCATCACTAGCACATGCATTACTACTATCTATTTCTCTATCAATATTAATTCTTGTAGCTGTATATATTTCCTCAGTTGTTGTATCATCAAATAAATTAACTGCATATTGACTAGCATAAGCAATTTTTTTTAATTGTATATATGCTTCAGGAGGTCTAACAGGATTAACTGTAGAAGCATTATCAAGTAATGCAGCAGTTTTAGTTCTATTAGTTACATAGGTATAGTCATTTAAAGTTAATGTTTGTATGTCTTCATCGTTTGTATGTGTCAGATATGATACTAGATCAGCAGATGTACTAGTATCATTTTCAACATGCATCTCTTTACCATCACTACATCTCCATATATTTACATCACCAGTTCTGCTGACTTGACCTATATACTGTTCAGTCTCGTCTCTATAGTAATGAAACCATCTACCATTTGTTTGTGAATTATTACTACCATCACTTAAAGAACCTATAAGTTTACCACCAGGTCTCTTTAGTAAACCTCTTGTAATATCTGGTAAAACATTTTTAGCTTCTATTACTTGACCTGGGATTTTCTTTTCATCTGGTTGTTGAGATATGCCTCCATTATACTGGGGTATCGTTTGTGTTATACTTGCCATTAGCGTTTAAGTGCATGGTATGGTTGATAGTTTCTGTAATTAGTATCGTGAGGACCACCAAAGAATGAATGGTCACCTTGGTTACATTCGTATTCTATGCAAGTTGCTCGTGCTTGAGCTTCTTGAGTTTGTAGTAGTTGTACTAATTGTGGGTTTGATACTAGTTGAGCAGCTGCTCTTGATGCAGCTCTATAAGTGATGTACCTTTGGAATGCATTAGGTAAATCTGTAAATGAATATAATCTTACAATATCTAAATAGTATGTACCTGAATCAAAGGTAGAAGTATGATCAACTAAATCGTATAACTTACCGTTACGTTTAACAACATCAAAAGTTTTATCTATACCTTCACTGAAGAAATCATATCTTAGTGCATCACCAGGTACTGATATTTCACCAGCTGCATCTAATGTTGTAGTTACATGGTATTCTGTATTAAAATGCCAGCCTTCATTTTGTACATCTTTATTTACTTCAGTTAGTATATTATATATAAATGCTATCTCTGGATTAGCATAGTTAATTGTATCACCATCATCAGTATCTGATGAGCCTAGTGATGTTACTGGACTTTGACCGATAGCTCCCAGTATAGAATTCACTGCGGATAGTTCTGTATCGAGGTCAACTGTTGTGGTAGCCATAGGTATAAATATTTGTGAATAAAAAAAAGGGAGACCGAAGCCTCCCCATATACATTAAGTTCTAGGTACTCTTGTGCCGTTGGCATAAACGCCAGTGTCAGCACTTTCGCTTGTTGAATACGCCATGCGTAGTCCACATGTTTCTGAAAAGACTTCAGAAGTAGGCCGCCCAGAGGTGCCTTGAGTTTGTGAAACAGAATGTCTGATTGCAGTTTTTTTATTTGCAGTCCAGTTGTTACCAGCTAATGTACCACTATATGTAGCCATAGGTAGTATAACCTTATCCGCATCTGCATCGACTTCTGTTTTAGTTGGGCCAGAAACTGCATCGTTTCCAGCTGCAACTAAAGTATTTAAAGCCATAATTATTTATGTTATGAAACTGTTCCTATATTAGCAGGAGTCAAATGCTTTCTACCATACTCTTTAGGAGTAGGTGGATTGATAGTAATTGATTTATCAACACTACCAATACCACTTAGACTAGCACCGTTTCCTTTTTCTCTAGTTATAGTAACAGAAGAACCAGGATTAAGTGACATGATTAACTTCTAGGAGAGATTAGTTCGATTGCAGCAGCAGGGTTTAGTGTACCAACGCCCATTGCAAGACGACCTACGATTACGTCACCTTGATAAAGGACTGATACATCCCCTGAAGTTACTTGAACTTGAGGACCGATTGCTTCAACAACACCAGCAGCTTCCTTATAGTAAATAAGACCACAGTGAGTTGAGAAATCTCCAGCTGTACCATCAGTAGGTTGGCCAGTACCAGCAGAAGTATTCTGACCTGACTCTTCCGTAACTGTACCAGCTAAGAATGGTAGGTTGTTAGAACGCTTGATTTGGATACCAGCTATTTCATATAGACCTTCACCTGAGTTTAGGTTACCTTGTGAGTTACCATAATCTCTGTTAAGGATATTAGAAGATACCTGAGATACTAGTGCATAGTATTGACGTGGGTTTAGTACGGCAACACGTCCAGACTTAGGCATATTCTTTTCATCAAGAATAGAAGCTGCCTCAAAGAATGCGTCTACTAGTGCTTGTGCATCATACTCCTTAGTTACACCAAGGTTGATTTGAGAACCACCAGGCTCAGGACCAGGAGATGCAGTAATTGGAGAAGCCATACGAGCTGCTTTAGCAACAGTTCTGAAGACTTTCTTATCATAAGACTCAGCTAGAGCATGACCAATCTTCTTACTAATTTCTCCTCTAAGGGAATAATGAGCAAGTGTTTCATCTAGGTCGTAGATAAAAGCTGAACTGATAAGGAGGTCATCACAAGTGATGGTCTTCTCAGCTACTGGAGGATCACCTGAACCAAGTATAGGTGTTCCTGGGGTATGGTATGCAGCTTGCATACGACCCGTGAATATGAACTGTAATGATTTACCGTTCTTTAGTGAACGACGCTGAACTGTATCTCTAGCAATCGTTGCTGACTCATAAGCTTTAAATAGCTCACCTGAGAACAGCTTAAGGTAGGTTCCGTACTTACTATCATAAGCCTGAGAACCAGAGGTATCAGATACCAGTTTATTGACTGAACCTAATACCGATTGTGTGGCAGTAGCCATTGTTATTTAAAAATGTATTAGTTTACTTTCTTCCAGCTGAAAATTTTTTGATCATTTTGTTGTGGTCTATCCCACCGTCTAGACGGCTAAAGGGTATCCTGCGTACAGGGCCAAAAGCCAAAGCGGGTGAGGGGAATCGAACCCCTGTTAAGTTAGATTGGAAATCTACTTTCTGCCATCGGCACCCGCAAGAAAGGAGGGGAAACCTCCGATCCAAAGTGTGTTACCACTTCTTATATACTACGTTAGAACCAGCTAATAGGTGTGTACCAGATGCACTACCTGTAATTAATGCAGCTTGAAATACTAGAGTACCTTTAGTAGCAGCAGTAACTAGAGCATTGAATTCTACACTTAAGAGTAGTCCACTAGTTGCAGCTCCAACATCAATCGTAACAACTTCACCAGCACCATCTGTTGAATAAGTACCAGTACCTTCAACGTTAGCAGCAGCTGGAGTATCAGCACCAGTTGACTCTTCTACACGTGCGGTTACGTCTGTGTAAATAGTTGTTGCAATAGCAGCATCACTAGAATCTAAGTTTTTAATAGCAAACTTAAGTTCATTAGTATCATCTGAATCATACCAGACAGTATACTTACCAATTACTCTTTCATACCCACCAAGAGGTATGCTGAGAGCAGATTGAGTTGCTAGTGTAGTGCTAGCTAAATCAGAACCATCATTTGCTAGTATCTTTTGTTGATAACCATCAGCAGAATGTATAACAGTTCCATAAGTAGAGTTTGAATAAAAAGACATTATTAAACTAATCGAGTCTAGTATGGTTCCGCCATACCAGTTAAATTCCTTGACCACTACAACGGACCGTAGCGGGTAAGGTCAAGGGAATTAGTTAGAGGTCCGACTCTGAGGTGCCTCTAACCTATGGTAGTTCAAGTGCATTGACTCTACCAAAATGAAAAAGGATAGCAGTCCGAAGACTACTACCCATAACTCATTGAAGTGTTTCACTTAGAAACTATACTTAGCTCCTAGTTTTGTAGCGTAGGTGTTGTCAGCGTCTTCCACTTGTGCGAAAGATACTTCACCATAGACGCCAAGTTTATCTGTAGCAGAGACAGAAGCACCAAGCTTGCCAGAGAAATTAGACTCTGAATCAACGCCATCAGCAGCATTAATTGTCTTACCACCTTGGATATAGTAAGCAAGATCACCAAGA